GGACTTGGGTAGCGGTCGTTTCTGATGACCATATGCCTGATGTGGCGCGATACTCTGGGGGTCGATGGGAAACAATAGCTAATATTACAGATTGGGAAAAATACGGGTATGAAGAATGGCCGCTAACCCACTGGATGCCACTACCAGAGCCCAGCCCCACCCTTGCCGATGCCTACCGTGAGGGGCTGGAGGCGGCGGCTGATAAGGCTGAGAGCATGCCTACAGGTATTTATCCAAAAGATGTGGCTAAAGCCATCCGCGCCCTGAAAATGCCGTCTGAGTTTCGGTCTGAAACGACCTTTGAGTTTCGGTCTGAAACGACCTTTGAGTTTGGAGAAACAAATGACCAATGATAACCTAGTAGTGCCACTACAAGAAATCTTAAAAGCTAAACAACGAGAACTGGATGATAAAGAGTGGGAAGGACATGCACCAGAGGCTCTTCAGGCATTGATCCTTGAGGTAAAGAACCTTAAGTGGCTTGATGAGCAAGGTGACGCATGGTATCCGCTGTTCTGATAAGGGGAAGACACGAGGAGTAATGACGTGACGTATATCGTAATTAAGGACACAGTAGAGCATGGGGATGGCAGCGCAACATACAGCTTTGATCTAAGTGATGGTGCAAGAGATGATCTAGCGAACATTGGCTTAGAGTTTGTGTTGTATTGTGCAGCTACTAGGATTGACACACAGGATGCTTTTAAACTGATCTTGCAGTCTGCTAAGAAACAACCTGACGGTCCTATGAGTAACCCCGGTGATAAAGACTATGAGGTGTAACAGTGAGCGATGATCAAACAGAATACCTGATGAAAGCAGCGAGTCTACTGGCTTCCCGCTACAAGGACACACAAGAGTACCAAGACTTATATCAAGAAGGTTTCTTGGCAGGTTGGGAAGCCTTGAGGGAGGGTGCTGACATGCCTATTGCTATAGGTGAGATGCGAAGTGCAATGCGAGACTACATGAACATCAGCTTGAGGCCCGTCAGTGTACCTAAGAGTGGTGAAGTGAGAGCCTTCCTGAAGCGCCTTAAGGATGCTGATGGTAGTGAGCCTCAAGGAAGCACCGAAACGGCACTGTGGGCGGCTCTCACAGGCTCTACGGAGGGAATACAGCCCAATACTCTAGGGACTGAGCGTGGGGTTGAGGAGAACCTCATAGAAAAAGACCTATACGATCAGGCTCTTTTTGTGGCTTGGTTGTATCTTGAACCTGAAGAGTTCCTTGTAGTGTATCTTATTTTTGTGGAGGACTACAACCAAGAAGAGGTGGCAGAGGAACTAGAGTTGGGTCAAGCGTCTGTGTCTAGGTACTTGAAGAAAGGTCTCAAAAAGTTGAAGAAAACACTTGACGAGAGTCTAGAAGTGGATTGACATGTTGACAAAACAAACAGAAACATTTAGCTATGGGAGTATGACACAGAATCAGAACCAGATAGTCGTACTTGAGATGCCTTGGAATAGGCTGCACCGAGAGATTCAGTTTCTTGAGGTTGACGCTAAGAACAAGGCTGCACAAATCGGTGAGATGCTGATACAGAAGAAGAAGGAGGCAGGACACGGTAAGTTTGGGACTTGGGTTGAGAACAACTGTGATTTCAGTTACCGCGCAGCCCGCAAGTATATGCAGATCGCGAAAGTAAAGTGGCATGATCGTGCCACTTTCGAAAAAGCCAACTCGATGGACGAGGTTTTGGAGTTAGGGAAACCCAAAAAGGAGAATCCACAAGGGAAAAAGCCTAAGCTGGACAAGGATGACCGCCGCAAGATCAACAAGATGCGGAAAATCCTAGATGACCCAGCTACACCTGATGCAGTTAAAGAGTCTGTGCAGGCCAAGCTAGATGGATACAAACAAGCACACGGCAAGCACTTTGATGACTATGTAGACGACCAGAAACAGCAAAAGGAGAACGAGAGCAGACCGTATGTAGACTCGGAGTATGTGGCTCGTGAGATGGCTAAGGTCGTTCTAGACGAGCAGTATAACTATGATTGGCGCTTGGCACAGATACAAGACTGGATAGAGCAAGCGTTTCAAGACGATGATGAACTTATGAAAGAGTTCAACTTTATTATGGAAAACAAAGGAGAATCTCATGACTAACCGTAGCACCAACCTCGCCAAGTACAAAATCGCAGGCGAAATGTCGAAAGAAATCCGCAAGTCTGTAAAGATCGGGGGCAAGACTATCAAGGTTTCCTACGAAGACCAAGAGGGCGCAAACCAAAACTGGTACAAACTGGGTCGTGCATTGCTGATCGAAGGTGCTGACCAGATGAACGGCCAGACTATTGCAATCATCTCTAATGCTGTGAACCGTGTCATGCCTACACTCAAGCAACGAAAGGCTCTTATTGCTATTGCCAAGAACCACTGCCCAAAAGTGGCACGTAATATCCGCTTGGACGATGAGCCGATTGTTTAAACCACCAAAAACCCCGGAAGGTGCAGAAAGTTGTGTCTTCCGGGTTACAAACGCGAGAAAAATTACAGCTACCCTGAATAGAAATCCTCAAAAAGTACTTATAACTTCACATAGGGGGTCAAGACAAGCTGGAGTACCCTACTTAAAGTGAGAACTTAAGTGATAACTGAAGTGAGTAATCATCATCAGTAAGAATCATTAACTTAAGTATTCACTTTAAGTAATCACTTAAGTAAGGAACCTCAGCTTCTTTGGTTGTTGATGAACGAGAAAGGAAACCCGATGGGTAAAGAACAGATTATTGTGCAGTTGAACCCTGATGTACCACCTACAGGTTCAGACCTTGGCGTTGTGAACGCAGCACGTAGGAGCTTTGGTAAGCGTAGTGAGTGGGTGTATTCAGGTGTGGATACTAATGGTCCACACGAAAAGGCACTAAAAGCAAAAGACAAACGACTGCTTGAGTTCCTTGCACGAGGCATGACTGCCGACGACTTTGATGCTTTTGTTGAGACTGTTTCTTTGCGTAACATGGACGCATACGGTTACGCTGGGCAGGGCAATAATGAGAAAGAATTAAAAGAACTTCTCTGGCAATGGCGCAACACACCAACCCACGACACACCGTTTAACCACGGGTTCTTTAGCTTTGAGGTGAAAGCACCTATCTTCGTAAGGGCGCAGTTGGTGAAACATGAGTACCTCATTATGTCAGAGTTCTCTCGTCGGTATATCACTGATGATCTAGAGTTCTATGAACCTGATGTGTGGCGAGGGGCAGCTAAGAATAAAAAGCAGGGTAGTTCTGGTGTTGTCTACCTAGATTCCTTTAATGACATGGGGCGTCCATACGGAGGGTATTTTGGTGAGGGGACTCTTACCATGAACCACATAAGTTATATGGAGGATGTTATTCATCATTACAATATTCTCCTTAAAGCAGGAGTGGCACCCGAGCAAGCTCGTATGGTTCTTCCTCAGTCCCTTATGACTGCATGGACATGGAGTGGGACGCTAGGAGCCTTTGCTAACATGTGTAAGCTACGTATCCATCCAGAGGCTCAGTACGAAAGTCGTTTGGTTGCTGAGAGAGTGTATGAAGAACTTAAGAAGCAGTTCCCTGTATCTGCACCATTGTTGGTAAAAGGAGTTTACTAGAAGTGAGTGAAACAAAAGGTCAATGCCCTGCACACACAGCAGACACAAACGGCAGTGACTCCTACGCTTGGAACACCAGCAAGAACCAAGGCTACTGTCACTCTTGTGGGCTAGTCACTTGGTTGCATCAAGACACTGGTGAACTGTGGGGGCGACATGGGAATGGACGTAACTTCAAGATTGAGGGAGAAACCCCAGACGTGAGAGACTATACACCAAAAGACATCACTGAGGTAACTGAACAGAAAGGTCGATATGAACCTTGGCGGGGTATCCACAAAGACACTATGGAACACTTCGGAGTAACCACTGAAGACGATAAGGTTTACTTCAAGTACCCCTCAGGTGGGAATAAGATTCGTAAGAAGTCAGCCAAGGAGTTTTTTGCTCAGGGTCTTAAGAGTGATGAGCTATTTGGGATGCAGTTGTTCCCTGCTGGTTGCTCAAAGATGGTCACTGTGACTGAGGGTGAACTGGATACTATGTCAGCTTGGCAGATGCTACAGAACGGTAGGTTCATTAACCCTGTAGTTTCACTGCCAAGTGCTACCCCCTCTGGTAAACTGTGGGAGAAGTGTAAAAACTGGCTAGACTCTTTTGACAAGATCATCTTGAGTGTCGATAACGACGAGCCGGGGCGTAAGGTTGCTGAAGTAGCTTTTGACTTGTTCCCCGGTAAGGTCTACCTGATGAACCACGGCCAGCACAAGGATGCTAATGACTTCCTTATGAATGGTGACGGGAAGGCTTATGTGAGTGCTTGGTGGGCAGCTAAGAAGTATTCCCCAGCAGGCTTTGTGAGCGGCTCTGAGGACT